CGCACATTTTCGATGGGCGCGGCGTTATAGGATATCAGAGTGAAGGTCCCTGGATTTGAGCCATTGACCAATTTTTTCACAAATCCCTCGCCTTGATCGGTCTTAACGACACAATCTTTGTTCAAGCAGGATGGCAGATCGGTTCCCCGCCGCCGGGAGCACAGCAAAAAGTCCCCGGGCCGATATACCGGCAGCATGGATTCGCCGCGAACCTCGATAGCGATGGGATCGGCATCGTCCAGGGTGAAATCAATTTCGTTATAGCCGGTACCGAGCGGGTTGTCGTCAAAGGGTATGAAGCTTTCGCCGGCGGCGACGCGGCCGACAACCGGGATATGGACCACCGCCGGGCCGACTTCAAAGCGCAGCCAGCTTTCGGTGACGCCAAGGGTATCGGCCAGACGCAGCATGATATCGCCGCGCGGCTGGTCCACCCGGCCTTGCAAATATTTGTAGACCTTTTGCTCGTGAATGTCGGCACGGCGCGCCAGCTCCCGCTGGGACCAGCCTTTCCATTCAAGCGCACGCCAAAGCCGTTTAGACCAATGATCCATACGCCATAGAAACCAATATATAATCAATAATCAAGAAAAAAATCGCTTGATAATTATATTATAACTCCATATATGATGCTTCACACAAAAGTTCTTGTAAAGTTCTAATAATACATGGAGGGCACTATGGTTGGTTTAAAATGGACATCGTTATTGGTTGCGGATCGCTTGCGCGAGGCGGGCGAAACCCTAAAATTGTTGCCTTTAAAGCACCCGGGAAGGAAATTTACGAGTTCCTGGCCGGAGTTCGTGAGCCAGGCGAGCCAATATATGGATCACGGTGACACACGGGTTGCGCCCAGTGCCAAAGCCATTGATCGCATGGATGAGGTGATCATGGATTGGCTGAGTATTCTCGAGAGGGAAGAAGTTCAGGTCATTTGGAGCTGGGTATGCAGCGTACCGGCGCGCATGGTGGCCCATCGAATGGGAATTCATCGCGCCACCTTGCACCGGCGCCGGATTGCCGCCTTGAAAAAGATTTCGATCGTGCTGAATGCAAAAGGGAAGCCCATTCGAGAAGCAGGATAATATTAATAAAAATCAATGAAAACAATAAGTTATTATACTAATTTTAATTTATCGCGGCAAACTTACCCTAAAAATGCCATAAAAAATAAAATAACTTAGAAAAAAATTAAAAAAAGCTTGCAACATGGGTGACGTTTATGCTATATATTTGAGACAAGATCGAGAGATGTGCGCCACGGCCTCCGCCGTTGGCGCATTTTTTTGTCGAATCGCACCAAGGATCACAGATATGGCGAAGAAAAAAATCGAACAATCCGGAGAGGCGGGGGCAACGCCTGCAAAACAGGCGAACTCGAATAAGCCGGGTGATGGGTTGGCGCCCGTCATCTCGCCTCTCGAATATATGCTCTGGTTGCTGCGCGATGAGGCCGCAACGAAGGAGGATAGAAAATGGGCGGCCTTCCATGCGGCGCCGTTCTGTCATTCGAAATTAAGCGCCGTCGATCATGCCGGTGACGTGACGTTGCGCCACGAAGATGCGCTTGATGAGCTCGATTGACCGGGATGGATACAAACGAGCGGTATACCCGCCAACGCTATAAAGATGATTTTACCCATTACGCCGAATGCTGTTTGAAGATCAGACCGAAATCGGGGCGCAATACGCTTCTGGAATTAAATCCCGTTCAAAAACGAATTCATGCGACCGCCGAAGCGCAACGCGCGCGTACCGGGCGGGTTCGCATACTAGTATTGAAGGCGCGGCAACCGGGGGTCAGCACCTATGTTGAAGCAAGATTTTATTGGAAAACGACCCATAACCGGGGGTACCGCGCCTTCATCCTTACCCACAAAGACGAGGCGACCGACAATTTGTTCGAAATGGCAAAGCGGTTTCATGCCAATTGCCCGGAATTGATGAAGCCGAAAACCTCCGCCTCGAACGCCAAGGAATTGAAATTCGGGTTTCTCGATTCCTCCTACCGGGTCGGAACCGCCAAGGCCGAGGGTGTCGGGCGCTCCGACACCATTCAGCTCTTTCACGGATCCGAAGTTGCTCATTGGCCCAACGCGGAAAAACACGCCGCCGGCGCCCTGCAGGCGGTTCCCGGCGTCGACGATACGGAAATCTGGCTGGAATCGACGGCCAACGGCGCCAGCGGCCTGTTCTACAATATGTGTGTGAAAGCCGAAGCCGGCGAGGGCGATTATGAATTGATTTTCATCCCCTGGTTCGACCATTTCGAATACACAGCATCCTCGCCGAAAGGGTGGGAGCCGGGCGCAATCTGGCGCGACTATCAAACCCGATATAATATCGGCGACGCGCAATTGTGCTGGGCGGTGGGCAAAAATGCGGAACTGGCCGGCTCCACCGGCGATGCCTTCGACCGGCCATGCTGGCTGTTTTGCCAGGAATATCCCGCCGATGTGCGCCAAGCCTTTCAAACATCGGGCGCCAATTCCTTTATCGGGACCGAAATCATTGCCGCGGCACAATCGGCGTCCTTCGCGGCGCCCGATAAATCAGTGCCGCTGGTGTTTGGCGCCGATATCGCTCATGGCGGCGGCGACATGACCCATATTATTGACCGCCGCGGCCGCCATTTGGGGCACACCGTCAATTTGTCCCTGGACGAAGCCGACGAGATGACCATCGCCGGTCACTTGGCGGGTCTGATCCAGCGTCACAAGCCGGACATGGTGTTCGTCGATATCACCGGCGGTTATGGCGCCGGGGTGGTGGATCGCTTGAAAGAGCAGGGGTTTGCCTGCCTGCGCGGAGTCAATTTCGCCTCCAAGGCCCAACGCGCCGATCTATACGCCAACAAACGCGCCGAGATGTGGGCGAATTTGCGCGATTGGCTGCGCGGTGGCGCCGACATGGTGGCGGACAATGTTCTGGCCCGCCATATTTCGGCGCCGGGCGCGAAACCGGATTCGTCCGGGCGCCTTTTGATCGAGAAAAAAGACGATATCCGAAAGCGCCTGAGCCTCTCGCCCGACCGGGGCGATGCCGCCGCGCTCACATTTGCCGAACCCGTGCGGCGCAAGGAATTTGCCGGCGGCGGTCCGGAACGAACCCAGTTCGACTACGACCTGATGGGATTTTAGCGTCCTGATCGCGAAAATGGCGATAGCGAATTTCGTGTGAATCAGGCCACCCAGGCCAGATTTTGCCGCTGAAATAGGAGACCACCCGAATGACCGAAGCAAAGACGGCCGCGGCGCACGCCGGCGGCAATGCCCTGGTTGTGTTTCACGGCCATGGCACAGGATTATTCGCTCGCTGGTTTGGAGCGCCCGGCTTCCGCCATTGTTTTGTCTGTCTGACCAGCGGCGGCTATTGGACGCGGCTCGATTTCAAGATTGGCGTCCCCGAATTCGAAGTTCTCTGCGCCGACAGTTTTGATTTGGAAGGCTTCTATCGAAACGCGGGTTTCGCCGTGGCGCCGGCACCCAGCAACGCCGGCCAGTCCACCTCCGCCAAGACAATCTGGCCGCTGATGATGGCCAATTGTGTCGGCGCCGTAAAAAAAGTCCTGGGGCTGCATACGCCCTGGGTACAGACCCCAAAACAGCTTTACCGTTACTTGAAGGAACAAAGCCATGAAACAGCATTCTAGAGCCGGGCTTCCCGCCCGTAAGCAGCCGGATCATCCGCGTTACAAGGCTATTTTCAGTCCGCCCTCGCCGCCGCCATTGCCACCACCGCCGCCGCCGCCGCCAACTCCGGACGACCCCGAAGTAAAAAAACGGTCGGAAGAAATTCGTCTTTCGGGGCTTCGCCGCCGTGGCCGTGCGTCGACAATTCTGACGTCCGGTCTCGGCGATACCACCCAGGCGAACGTGCGCCGCAACACACTCGGCGGTTAGGAGCAGGCAATGGACGATGATGTAAAAAAATCTCTAACCCGGCTGCAGGGTCTCAAGAACGCACGCAGCACCTGGGAGGGCCATTGGCAGGAGCTGGCCGAATATTTCCTCCCCCGGCGCGCTGATTTCAGTGGCGCCGGTCCGGTCGGTGCCAAGCGCACGGACAAGCAATTCGACGGCACACCGATGCTGGCGGCCCGAAATCTGGCCGCCGCCATTGATGGCTTGCTGAAGCCGAAGAATGCGCGCTGGTTCAATGTGCGCCTCCAAGACGGACGTGCCGGCGAGCGCGACGATGTACGCCGCTGGCTGCAGCATGCGGAAAACATCCTGTTCCAGGCGCTCTATGATCCCCGTGCCCGCTTTGTCCAATATTCCTCCGAAGTGGATTTGGACCTGGTGGTCTTCGGCACCGGCGTTCTCTATGTGGGTGAGACTGTCGGCACCGGCGCACTGGCCTTCCGCGCCCATCATTTGAAAAACAGCTACCTGGCGGTGGGCGAGGACGGCAACGTCGATACCTTGTTTCTCAGCCAAAAGCTGACCGCCCGCCAGGCCGAACAACGGTTCGGGCGCGCCAATCTGGGCGCTAAAACACTGGAAGCGCTGGACGAAAACGATCCCGATACGGAGTTTGAATTCATTCGGGTCTGCCAGCCCCGCTTCGAGCGGGATTTGCGCCGTGCCGACAATGCCAACTTGCCATTTTCGGCCATCGACATCGATATGGAATCGGAACACAAGATCGCCGAAAGCGGCTTTCATGAATTTCCCTATGTGGTGCCCCGCTGGGAAACCTCGACCGGGGAAAATTACGGCCGCTCGCCGGCGATGCTGGCGTTGCCGGACGCTAAGACCCTCAACCAGATGAGCAAGACTTTGTTGAAGGCGGGGCACAAGGCCGTCGATCCGCCGTTGCTGGCGCCGTCCGACAGTTTGAAGTCGGCTATGCGCACCTGGCCCGGCGGCATCAGCTATTTCGATGCCGGCGTGCTGACGTCATCGGGCGGGCGGGTGCCGATCCAGCCCCTGACCACCGGCGCCAACGTGCCTTTGGGCCGCGAGATGCAAAAAGATGTGCGCGATCAGATCTGGAACGCGTTTTTCCGCAACATCATGAGCCTGCCCACCGATCAGCCGGGCATGACGGCGACCGAAGTTTTGGAACGCAAACAGGAATTCATCCGCGTCATCGGACCGGTCTTCGGCCGCCTGGAGGCTGATTACACCGGCCCCCTGGTGGAGCGGGTGTTCGCTATCTTGATGCGCGCCGGCGCTTTTGGCGAGCCGCCAGCGGCGCTTCTCGGCGAGACCCTGAAATTCGAATATGTCTCGCCCATATCGAAGGCGCACAAATTGGTCGAGGTGGGCGCTTATACCAAGACCAGCGCCGAGCTGGCGCCCTTAGCCCAGGCCGATCCGGGCGTGCTCGATAACTTCGATAGCGACCGCATCGCCCGCGGCGTTGCCGAGGCCAACGGCATGCCCTTGGATTGGCTGCGCGCCGAGGAAGCCATCGATGGCGACCGCCAGGGCCGCGCCGAGGCCGAGGCCACCGAAGCCGCGAAGCTGGACGCCGAACGCCTCGCCAGCGGCGCCGCCAAGCTGGGCGGCGCCGGCATCAATCCGGACATACTGGCGGCCCTCGACGGCGGCGGCGGATTGCCGGGCTGACCGGCGGCGCCATCCCTGCCAATCATCGAATGGAAATTCTCACATGGCATTAGATCCAACCAAATCAGGTTCCAATTCAATTGTGGCTCCAAAAAGGAGGCCGCGCGGCTCCGCTTCAAGCATTCTGACTGGCGGGCGCGGTCCCTTCGGCGGCACAAAAGAAATTGTTCCGGCATTGCATTTGAAAAACGCTGGTGATGCTGGGGGTTCATCCGCTGGCGGTGGTTTCGGCAAACGGCCGCCGCATCAATGGATGATGAACCTGGAAGCGAGGCGTTAACATGACCGACAATGATTCCGAATACACGGGCTCCGATGATAACGCGGGCACCGGGGGCGCGGGCGGCGAAGCGGGCGAAAACTGGCGCGACCGGGTGCCTGCCGATTACCGCCGGGTCGCCGAAAAATTCAACTCCCCCTCCGACGTGGTGCAGTCTTATGCGCAGCTCGAGCGCAAGTTGGGGGGTGCGGTGAACGTACCGGGGGATGATGCAGCGCCGGAAGAACGGGATCAGTTCTATAACCGATTGGGCCGGCCGGAGACGGCAGAATCATACGAGATCAATCTGCCCGACGGAATGCCGGAAGGCTATCAGCCCGATCAGGCCGCCGACGAGCGCCAGGGGCGCTTCCTGGCCGAAGCGCACCACATGGGGTTGACCCAGGATCAAGCGCAAGCTGCGGTCAATTGGTATTACGGCGAGCTGTCCTCGGAATTGACCCGCTCGGCCGACGGCATCAGGGATGGCGCCGCCGGTGCCGACGCCGATCTCCGGTCCGAATGGGGCAGTGATTACGCAACCAACGTGGAACATGGCCGAAGGGCACTCGCCGCCTTCGGTGACACCGATACGCTCGACCGGATCGAAGACGTATTGGGCGCGGCCCCGGTGCTGCGCATGATGGCGAAAATCGGAAGAAATATGGGAGAGGCAGGAACCATGACTGGAAATGTGAGCGATGTTCGGCTGGAAGAGCTGGAAAAGGAATTGGATGGGTTGATGAAAGAAAAGGATTACTGGAGCAGC